CCTATTCCCGCAGTAACAGTAACAAAATTATTTCCAGTGCTTCCTTGTGCAGAAGAATTACTTATAGTAATATCACACCCACTGATAATAGACCTATCCGACATAGCCCCGTTTAGTGCTTTAATTAATCCAGTATGAGGAAAATCTACTGCGTCTTTTATTTGATTAAGCGGGCTTGCATTACTTGATGTGCTGAAAAAATTAGGGTTACTTACCAATTTACTCTACCTCCATTGTTATAAAAATTTCAAGAATCTCACTATTTGTTATCGGCCCAATTGCATCAAAATTAATTCTTTGAAGCATGTCGGGTGTAGAATCAAAAAGACCAACTTCTCTAATGGTCTTGCCATTTAAATCAGAACCGGAAACTGTTAATTTAATATCTATAACGCCTCCTGTTTGACTGACTGTTGTCGAAAGTCCTGTTAGGAGAGGAACATCTAATACATTGTTACTCGGATTAGTTGAGTTCCCTCCTTGTCCGACAGCCCCCGAACCACTAGTTAATGCGGTGTTCAATTTTGTAGCAATGAACTCTCTCATCTTTTCTGTTATCATATCAAGTCCTCCTCTTTCAGCAAGGTTGCTGTGCTAGAACCACCTATACCTAGTGGCACTGTATTTGTATTTAGTGTTGTTGTAAAACCTAGTGTTGCTCCTGTAGTTTCTCTTTTCCTAATGGTTAGAGAGATTGCCTTAACCTTAATTTTTTCTAAGAAGTCCAAAGAAGGTGTTTTTGATATATAGTCTTGTGACCTGTTTTTGTTTGCATTGTTCTGTGTTTTAAGCAATAATTCTGAAAATACATCTTCTAATCTTTTAGAGTATCTGCCTATTTCTAAAGTAACGAAGCCAAACAATTCGTGATTAACATTCAATACTAAGAAATTAGATAGTCCAATATTTTCCTGCTTAGATTCAAACTGTATTATATCCCCTGCTTTTACTTGTTCTACACCTGTTGGTATTACCTTTATTTTGTGTTTTACATTTAAATTACCATGTATGCTAAGAAGTTTGGAAGCCTGTTCATCTACATCTTGTTGAGTAATTAGACTAGAATCTACTTCTTCTAAGGTTTTTCTGCCTATTTTATTTATGCTGTTTAGATTTCTTTTCATGCCTTTATGAGATGCACCATAAACAATAACTTCATTATAAAAGTCAAATGTTGTTTTAGTAGATTCAAATTCTATTAATTTGTCATCATCAATAAGTATATTTGTTACTAGACTAGAATCGCTATGAGGAACTACAGAAAAGACTCCTTCTGTTTCTAATAGCCTCAAATCCTTTCTCTTTAATAAGAAATTTATAGCAGTAAAGGCAGAAACACCTCTAAACTCCGGTGCTATAAATAACGGATATGTAGGAGTGGAGTTAGTGAATTTTATTCCTTCTTCTTCAAATATCTCATTAATAAGAGATTCTGTTTCATTTGCTATTGTAACGGTAGAACCAATACAGGCTCTATTAGGTGTTATTTTTAATTCTTCTAGTGAATCTACTACAAAGGTTTCAGAAATGGAAACTATCCCTTTTAGTTTTTTAATATTACTAAACGATATTGCATGTTTTCCATCTACTGTTATTGTAGAAGAAACACTAGACTTTAATGAAGTATCACCATCACTTAAAAACATAGAATAAGTATCACTTGGTAAAAGAGTATTCGTATTTGCCTTCGGGACAACTATATTTCCTCCACCGCTTTTATTGTCTAAATCTATGGCAACAAACATAGATAATACCGCTTCATTAGATGAAAATTGCGGCTTATTACCTTCATAGAAAAAATAGTTATTATCTGTTACTTTATACACTTCATTACTATTTGCCTTTTTGGTGTATTCCGGCCTTAATGTGTTTAGATGTATTTCATTTGGGTGGAAATCATATAAACAAACTTGATTAGGTTGCATTATTCTGTATGCCCTGTTATCGTCTAAACTAGCACTAGTTATTATATTAACACTTGATTCTAAAGTTTGAGGTTCGTGAGAATAAACATAAATAGGGTCAGCATGGCGGCCTTGACCTAAATTCACCCCTCCAACGGCATTAGCAGTTTGAGTGCCACTATCTGCTTCGGGAACTAAGTAGCAACCTGTTAAATCTACTAATTCTAACCAAGAGTTTAGAATAGTATTTGCTCCGTTTAGGCTTATATTATTAAAATAAAGTGTTCCATTAGAAGAAGGTATTGGAGTGTTAGTCCAAGAGGTAGAAAACAATCTCAATTTGAATCCTAGATATGCGCCATCGGCAGGGCTTTTTCTGTCTGCATCTGTCGAGTAATTATGAGAAGAACTAGATTGAGTAGGAGAAAGCAGTTGCTTATAGTGATTAACAGAAGTAACTGTTACAATTTCTCTAGCGGGTTCAATTCCCGTAGGGTCTAAAGATAATCCTCCTCTTTGGTCGCCCTGACTTCCTAAAACATCTGTATTATCTCCCACCTTTAACAAATTAGTATCGCTTTCTATGTTATAGGTATCTAATATAACTCCTATTGTTCCTCCGTGTGGGTTTCTGTTAGCATAACTAATCCCTACTGTATTCCTAGACATTTTAGCAATAACATGGCTAGTTGCGCCTTCTTGATTATCGAAATTAGTATGAGTTAAAAATCCATTTCCTGTAAATATGCTAGGTAAAACTACTTCGCTATCCGTCAATAAACTGAAAACCGTTCCGCTATTATCTACTCTAGCAGTATCTCCCGATGCCTCTCCATAATTATAGTTAGAAGTTTTGGGTATAATTGCGCCTTTTAGGGGATGATAGCCTCCATCGGCAGAACTACTATTTGGCGAAGTCCCAAAAATACTATTAGTTTTTTTTCTTCCTCCTATTCCTATACTTCTAGTGTCGGTTAATCTAAATGCGGCTCTAACCGTTGTATTATCCATGTTAGGAGTAAAAGACCCCCTACTTGTTAGAATATTATGTGTATTTCCAGTGCTTGTCCCATTAATTGTGCAAACATATTTATCTCCTATAAATATTTCATCACCCGTTATTAAACTAACACTGTTCAAAGTTCCTCCGGAATTACAAAATTTGATAGTAGTTGCATTTATTTCTTTTACGAATAGAGCAGTTCCGCCTTCGTCGCTAACAGTCCTAGTAAATATGTTCCCTCCAAAATGTAAAGGATTATTGAAATAAATTTCTTCGGTTGATTTTTCAGGATTAATTAGATTAAAATATTCATCATAGACACATTCTGTTAATCTCATTAAACCCAGTTGTTTTAATTGAGTAATGTCTCTATCCGTAGTAAAAGAAAGAGATTGATAGTTTTCATCTTGTATATTTAGATTATTAGTGTCATCGGTTTTCTTTTTGTTTTCTAATAAGAAGAGTTTGTATTCTCCTAAAGATTTAGTGGCGGCCCCGTTTCCATCTACATGAAAAAGACTATCAGTTCTTAAAGACGAATAAGGTAATAAATCAGAAACAACATACATAAATAATCTATTAAATGATTCATCATCATTTTGAAACTCATGGTGCTGAACTTGGTCAAATGAAGTAAATCTAAAATCATGGCTTATTTGGGATAAACGGTTTGCTCTATCAAATCTACGGCTTGAGGTTAATCTTGAGCCATAAATTCCTTTGTTACCCCTAGTGTCATATGCTAGTTCTTCATTAGAACCCTCTTGGGCTGATTTAACTACAGTTAAATCGGTGCTTGTTATTCTAGGTTTGAATTTATATGCTGTGAAATTAACATTAGCCTCGCTTTTTCTCCCCGCATACCTTCCCGAATAATCAAAACCAAAACCAGAAAAATTTTGTTTGTATGTGAATTTTTCATTTCCTATTCTAAATAAATCTGCATTTATAATTTTATAATAAGGACTACCAAATATACTGGTAAAATCAGTCGTAGCACTTCTATAAGCATTAAACGGAACAAGGCCGCTTGTATAAGTTTTTTGATGAGGAATGGAAACCATTTTTCCTCCCCATAGATGACCTGAATTAATTAAATTTAGATGGTTTCCTGCTCTTTGGCTAACATAAATTTCATCTCCTACATCTAAGTCTATTTCCAAATTACTGCTAGTATGGGTTCTATCAACTAATATTTTAGCAGTAGTTGTGTTAGAAGCAGGGTTGCCGGTAGTAATATGGTCTTGCTTCTGTTCAAGAATTTCTATATCTAATACATACCCTATAAAACTCTCATCAAAACTACTCCCACTTCTACTTAGAAATAATGGTTCTCCTACCTTTACTTTAGTAAAGTCCGTTGCTTGGTTTGTTGAAACTATTAAAGGAACTCTTGTGCTTTGACCAGTTGTAACAGTGCAAGCCAAAAGCATAGTCTGTTCTATTCTATCTTGTTTTTTGCCTTCATATTCTATTTGTCTTCCTAATGTAATTGGAATATATGGTGCTAGTTCTATCTGTGTAACATTATCTTTTTTAGAGGTAGAAACTATTTCAAAATCTATTAAAGTATTAACAGTATCAAAAGTTGATTTAGTTCCGCCTCCTATCTCGTCTTTTAACAAGCATTCAAAAGAACTATCCGATTTTATATTCTTAGGAGAGTTTATCTCATAACCTATCGCCTTTTCATGAGAATTAGAACTAGTGTTTGGAAGTGCGGAAACTTCAGCCCCAGTAGAATCTATAGTAGTGCCCGCAGTAAAAATTAATCCCTTATCTGCTGAGCCTGTCAAAGAAGTAGGAGAAGAACTAGCAAAGTTTGATGAACCTAATGCCTTACTAAACATATAGTTTTTCTCGTTTTCAACATAAATAGTATCGGATTCTAACACGGTAGAAAGTAGTCCAGTTTCAAAATTTATCAAGTGAAATAAAGAACCTCCATTCCATATTCCTAGACTTGAAACCTTACCAATAAAGGCTCTTTGAGTAAATAATTTATCTCCAACTGATACAGGAGCAGTAGCACTGTTAGATATTTTTGTTCTCAAACTAGCCCCGACAGCATCATTGATGCCAGTTCTTGTGCCAAGATTTACACTAACCAATGTATTAGTAGGACTATTAGTAGAATAAATAATATCTTCACTAAATACGGCATCTTTATTCACTATAGGAGATAAAAGTTTATTAAAAGCCCCTCTTCCTTTTATATCTAAATAGGTTTGACCTGCTTCTTTTACTTGATTAATCTCTTCTACTTCTCCGGTAAATCTTGTAGAAAATACTCTATATTCTCCTTTAGCAAACTTAACTGCTTCTACCCCATAATAACTTTTAAACTCACTATCATCTAAAAGACCATTAAAAGTTAAAGTTGATTGGTCAATATTCTTTGCTGTGACTTCTCCGAATAAATTTTTAAGGTTTCCAGATGTAAAAACTATCTCTAGTCTATCAACTCCGCCACTTAAATCCATAGTTGTAAATATTCTTTGATTTGTATAATCTAAAGCCCTTCTTTGTAAAGTATCTCCTACAGTTGGAGTAAAGGTAACTGGAGTAAATGTATTTTTTCCTGCTTCTCTTTTTTCTGCTCTTACTGTTATCAAAGAACCGCTAACAGTCTCTACTAACATAATTGTAGTTCCTAATCTTATTTCGTCTCCAACTCCCAATACTGTTTGTAAGTTGTATTCAGTATCAAAGACAAATACATTTGTGGATGAAGTAGAAGAATAAGTGGCCTTTAAATCAACAAAGTCGTTTAAGTTACCAATGTGAACTAATTGCTTTGTTTGGTATAGAGTATGTTCCTCTATCTTTTTTCGCATAATTCTAGCATTATCTATAATTCTAGTTTCCGAAAAACTACCCTGTTCTATTGAATCTTCTGTCTCATGTTGAGAAACACCCGTAATCAAATTAGCACTTTTTGGAGAAGTATCGTAGTGTAAATATCTAATTTCTCCGTCATTGAATAGGTTAGGATTGGCTTGAGAAAAACCTAAAAAATTAGAGAGGATTCTTTTAGCACTTGGATATGCCTTTGCATAGTCGGTATAGTCTGTAGTAATAGTATCGCTTTGGCCTAAATTGTAAGTATAATTAAGTAAAGTAGAACCCGAAGCGGTTGTGTGAAAACCGTCTTGGTCTATGTTTCTCAATACATCTGTCATTGTTACCTTTAATCCAAATTTACTGTAATCAATAATTCTTTTACCAAAATCTTGTTGTGTTCTAAATACTATTCCTGTAGTTCCCGTTACCTGAACATTAGGAATATTCTCTCCCATTTCTATTGTTCCGTTTCCAGTCCTAGAATTTATAGTCGCCATGTATTTATAATTATGATTTAATTCATTTTCCTTATCTATTTTACCGTGAGAACTTTCTCCTATTATCGGGGGGTTTGCGTAAGTTCCTAGTTCTCTATTATTATAAAAATAAAAATGCGGCCTTGCACAAACAATATTATTCTTTAAATTATAAGTAGTTTCTTGTTTTAAACCAATTGATAGCGCAACTATAGAGTTTCGGTGAACATTATTATCTACTCCGGTAATAACTCTATATTTCGTTCCTTTTGGTATTTCATTACCCATTCTCGGTTCAAACTCAAAAGCATCTCCTGTAGTAGTTCCGTTTCCATTATCTTCTACTACTAGGTTAGTTATTTTAGCAAAATGATGTTTAGCAGGGTCATCCGAATATAATAAAACAAAATAATCAACTGTTCCAAAAGAAGATAGAGTTAATAGATTACTACCATCAATATCATGTTTTATTCTAAATCCTTTAGTATTTGCTTTATTAGAAAGTTCACTACCTATAGTAAAGATAGGATTTCCGCTTGGGTGTGTTTGAATTATAACAGCCATTAAATCTCCATCACTGATTGATGAATCTGCAAACTTAGGATTGGTTGGAGACTCATCTCTATTGGCCTGTGAGTTAGGACTTACATCTATAGCCATTAAGCATCAACCTCCTCGAATCTAAGGTAAAGCAAAGTATTAGCGTAGTTGGGTGTGAGATTAGTTATGCTAGAAAATTGATTTCTAACTATATTTACAAAAGACATCTCATGTAATTCTCCCATAAATTGTTCATTAGTTACTGCACTAGAATCTGCATTAGTTCCTCCTCCTCTTGCTCCCCTATTTTCTAGGCTAGCATTAAAAGCACCCCCATGCGTTCCAGTAGCATTAGCACCGATATACATATTTTCTCTTAAAAACTCAAATGTTTCTGTATTAGAACTAGTGCCTGTAAATATTAAACTACCATCTAAGAATATATTTATTCTCTTATCAGTATCATCATAAGAACAAGCAACATGAAAAAGATTATTTACATATGCACAATCTTTTTCCGCTTCAATAAATATTTCTGCTCCGGAATTCAATAGAGAAGTATAGTCTGTAATTGGGCCACTGTTAGGATGTATTGAAATAAAAGTCGTGGCAAGATTCTTCAGTGTTCCTATTTGAAAATAAGAATCCCCGTCTTTAACAAACACATCTTGCGCCCCATGAACAGTTGAATTGACAGGAAATGCACTATTATGCACTACAAATGTTCCATTCATATTTCCTCCGGTATAGCCAAAAGAACCTACGGCAGACTCTCCTAATTTTATAAATGCAGTTCTGCCATTTGCATCTAATCCATTAAAACTATCCAAAGATGAATATTTTACATATGTGTCTTTGGTTGGTTGTATCGCTATAGGACTAGTAAATGTTTCAATAGAATTACTGCCGAGTTTTAACTTTACAACTATTTTGTATTCTGCCGGATTCCTATAGTTATGCTTAGATACATTCTGTAAAAACACTTGGAAAGTTGGGCTATAGAATAATGTCATTCTATGGTCTAGCCTTTCACCTTTATACATATACAAACTGCTTTCTTCTGTTGAAACAAATCCAGATGTTTGTGCGCTTTCGGGAAATATTTTTTTAGAAGAATTTTGAGGCAAATGAACTTGATTAGAAGTATATGTTCCCGACCCGTTAATGTCATATGGCGTTACTATAGCCTCAAATGTAAATGAACCTTGATGCGCCCAAATACCATAAGGAATATCATCACTAGTATCTGCTGATGTTGTAGCATCAGGAACATTCTTTGCATAATCAATTGTTAAGAAACCATTGCACATTATAGGAAACACTAAACTTTTTTGTTTTCCTGCAAATATACTGTATGACATCTATTCACCTCAAGGCAATACTGTGGCTATTGTAAATTCCATATTGAAAGTAATTTCTGTTGTTTCTGCATTCAAATCATAACTAAATGACGAAACGAATCCTTTAACTCCGTTTGTTGAACCCGCACTAGGAAAAGAAGTAGGTATAGCAATATTAGTGTTGTCTTTACTAAATGCATCACCTCTAGCCGTAAATGTTAGAGGTACTTGTTCCACAACTGTTCCTAATTCTGTAACACTGTTATCTGCCGCTTGTCCTCTATCTTGGTAGTTTTCATTTACTTTAGAATCCATGTAAACTACTAATTCGTTAAATGCTTGATAGCGGCTTAGTCCTGTAGCATCTACACCGGAAGCAATCAACTGTGCTATTTCTTGAGCAGTAAATTCTAATGCTATGGGTGTAGCGGGATTACCCGTTTCTGTGTGACTTCGCTTAATTACTGTATCTACTATGAATCCAGTCAAAGTTAATCTTTTTGAAGACATACCTAAATCCAATGCTATATTCTCCGACTCACCTGTGGCTAATCCTGCAAAAGGAATACTAATATTAGGAACTGTTTTATCTACAGAAATACTGACACTTAGCACCTTTAGAGGTATTGTGTCTATTTCTAAATCAGTTCCGCTAAATTTTTGTAGTTTCAAATAAACATAGTCCGTCAATTAATCACCTCACACCGAAGACCTATTGGATGTCCTTCTATTTATTTTAGAAGATACCATTCTACCTATTTCATCTGCTATTCTTCTCATTTCTGCTTTAGAAGTATCTTTGGCGTTAATTGTTATATTAAAGTTATTAACGACTCCCGAACCTCCTGCCATTCTCTTTGAATTACTATTAGAGTGAACCCTAGAACCTCTTGGTAATGAAACTAATTCCGGCCCTCTTTCTCCAACAATAGTCATATCATTGTTTACTAGTCCACCCGTTGCATTGAAACTAAAAGCGTCTTTAATTTTCCCTACGAGCCACTTGCCTATCTTGTATAGAATTATAAATGCTAATCCCGCTAACCATATAGGCGCACCATAAATGAATGCTATTACACCTGCAACAACACCTAGTATTACAGGTAATGCTTTGAAAAATCCATCCCAAGTAGTAAAGGCTTCTTCAAGGAATGCTATCGTTTTAGAAATTGCTAATGTGAAAAACACTCTTATGAATCTTCCTAAAGCAACAAATAAAACCCCCGCTACAGATAAAGCAAGACTTAGTAGCCCCACAGCAATTTGAACCACCCCATCAATAACATCTTCTAAATTACCATCACCAAAGAAGGCATTAAATATGCTTGAGATTCCCTCCCAAACCATTCCTAAAGACGCTACAACAAAACCTATCATTACTTCTATTGCGGGTCTTATTTCTTCTAAAGCCTCAATAGCAGTTTTTCCAACTGTCTTCCATAAAACATATGCTATCATTAAGAATATACCCATAAATAACATCATCTTACCAAAGAATTTAATTGCGCCAAATAAGAATTGTGGTGCGGCTTTCATCGCTTTAAAAAATTTATTTGTAAACTTACCTAACTTACTAATTTCGATAGACCTGTCTCTTTCTTCTTCCATTAACTCAATTTGTTTTTGAGCCGCTTTTATTATTTCTTCTTCATCACCTGTGCCTGTTCCGGATACTTGTGCTTGTCTAGCAAGTTTAATTTTTTCCTTTTCTCCTGATATCATGGAGTTCATTTCTTTACTTACTCTACCAATTCTTCCTGCTTCGCCAAAACCCGCTTTTATTTTGCCAAATATATTAAAATCGCCTTTTTTCATTTCCATTATTTTAGGAAACGACAACAAACCTCTAGTCATCTTTTTGAAAATATTATCTATGTTTTCTCCTTCTGCGGAGGTTTTTCTAAATATACCTCCTAAAAATCTAAACGAAGTAGAGATTTTATTTACTAACCTAAACATACCGGGTGGTAAGAAACCATACATCACTTTTCTTGCCAATGCCGCTTCTACACCAAATATCTTCACTCTTTGATTAGCAGTAGATAAAGCCAAGTCAAAGAAATCGAAGGCATTACCTCCTGCATGTATAAAGGCATCAAATGATTTCTTAGAAAAAACTTCAAATTTCTTTACCTCTTGTCCACCTTCTCCTAATAGTTCAAACGCTTTTTTGAGAACTTCCTCTCTTGTAACTAACTCTTTATTTAAAGCCTTTTCTGCCTCTTCTGCTCTTTTTGTGGCTTGGATAGCCTTATTCTGTGCTTCGGTAGCCTTATTCTGCTGTTGAGCAAAACCCAACATAGCGTTAGATAAATCTTCCATACGACTATTCATTTCTTCTAACATCTTATTCTGCTGTCGAAGAAAAGCACTCATACCGTCACCTGAACCTATTTACTCCACTCTTTGCTTGCCTATCTAGTTTATCCATCTCTTCTTGTTCTAATTCCATCATTACTCTATGAACACTTAATAAATCTATTACTAAACTTGCGGGCATTTTGTATATTTCTAGCGGGCTTATCGCTAAAGCCTTTGATAACGAATAAACAATCACTAAGGAAATATCTTGAGGGTCGCCTTGCTTACCTCTTAATATTCCCTTTAGTCTTCGTTTTTTTCTTCATCCCCCTCAAAAGCCGTAAATGGATTAGGGAGGATTTCCTTAATTTGGTTTCCAATATAAGGAGTTAATCTAAGAATATCAATTGCAGAAAGTTTTGGTTCTGTTTTAACTACAAAATTTTCTACCATAAATCTAAACATGGCATTTAAATCTAATTCCATGTCTTGCCTTCTAGTATCTATTTTCATCATACTATTCATGGCTTTATCTACCTCAAGCCAAGTGGGTTCTTTTACCCATACCTTGAGATATTCTTCACTTTCGGGTGCTACTTTAATATAATGTAGCGTAGGCTCGGTTAGTGCAAATAGCACACTCTTATCACTTACAATTTTCTTTTCCATGTTATCCACCTTTTATACCAACAAACAAACAAACGGTGTTGGTGGAATATTACTTTTTATTGCTCTTTTTGGGGCGACCTCTTTTCTTTGGTTTGCTCTCTTCAAGAGCCTTCTTTATTTTCGCTTGGTTCTTTTCATATGCTGATGGCAAACAAATCACCCCTGTAATAGCCAATGAGTAGTTACTTCACAAAGCGAGCAAGTTCTAGGCATGACAGTTGCTTCTACAACAATTGGCCCCTTATCGTCGGCCATTGGGAAATTATTAGCAGTTAAGAAATAGTTTTTGAAATTTAGTTTTATGTTCTCTCCTGTTGATTTAGTGAATACTAATTCAATTGTGCTATTATTACCGTTAGCAACAGAATTTTCTGTATTGTTTATTAATTCATTATACAGTAAATCATCAGTAACATGACCAGTAAAGGATATTTCATATGTTCTTTGTGCAGGAATAGCCTCTTGTATAGTCTTACTACCGACTCCCAAGAATCTTCTATCTTGTAGATTGTTATTCATGGTTAAAGTAAGGGTATTTATTTTTAAGAAACTCTCACCAAAGCACTTGAACACTCCATCCGAAAAGAAAAATGGCTCTCTTAGTTCCGGTATTGAAGCATAGTTCAAGAATGAAGTTTCATCAGTAACGCCCCTTCTAGCATCATAACTTTCTGTTTTTTCTAATGTGTGAACATTTCTAGTATTTGCATTGATAGTCATTTTAACTTCTTCATTTTCATTAGCAGTTATTGTTAGAGTATTGACTCTACAACCTCTTGCTATTTTAACAAAGTTCAAATCTTCATCATTTCTGTTATTAGGATTATTATTAGCAGTATTTGTTCTAAAGGTATTAGAAGAAGGCAACTTGCTGAATACCTGTTCTAAAGCAAATGAAGGTAATAAATCTCCATCTTGTTCTGCAAAGGTATATTCAATGGCATTTTTTAATTTACCAGTAGTTCCGCTTAAAGCAAAACTATCTAATGGGTCTAAGTCTCCAACTGTTTCTGTTGCAGGATTTACCGGAGGAGTCATAACTGTTCCTACGCTTCTGTGAATAATTGGCCCTGTTTCGGTTACTGAATTATAATCAATGTAAAGTTTGTTAGAAGCACCTACGAAGGTTGTTGGGGCTGAACCACTAGGCGCATTTTCGCTAAGGTTATTATCAGCACCTATATGTCCAATATCTACATCTGTGCATTTTCCTAAGAAATAATATAGCCATGTTCCGTGATTTGCTACTAAATTAATATCAGCCGCACCTGCTGTTTCTATTCCTTTGTATTGATAGGTAAAGTTTCTAGTGTTTCCTAGTGAAAGATTAGTTTGTTTCATTTCGATTTCTGTTGTTGGGAAGGTAAGTGATTCTACAATTCCTAGCCATGTATCTGCTAGTAACCTTTTACCAGTAGCAGTTGAAGTAGTAGTTCCTACGGTCATTGATGTAATTGAAAGTCCTGTATCTGCTGTGGCTGAACCCGTTAGTCCTGTAATTGTGGTTGTTGTGTTATTGACACCACCACCGTTTCCAGCATGAGTATTAGTAACTGTGACTACTGCTCCATTTCTTGTTGCAGAAACATTAGATAGCGCATTTGCCGCTATAGTGAAAAGAGCCGCATATTCTTCTCTAGTATTATCTTCTGCGGCTGAAATAGTTGCTTCTCCTACATTAGGAGCAGAATGAACTGAATAAGATGCGTTACCGTCGTGGTCTATGAATATGGCTTGTTCTGTTGTAGAACCTGCTCCTTGACTAGCCAATGTTTCAAAAACAACAGCAGTATCGTCATAATCTGTTTTAACATCCGAATTAAAAGTTATAACAGTTACAGCCGCAGTATGGGTTGTTCCCGAAGCCGCTTTTTCAGCAGGACATGGCGCACCATATGATTCTAAAACAAAGTAGTCATCTTGTGCTAATGTTGCTACTGCGGGAGAAAAGGAGATAGTAGTATCTGTATTAGCGGTAACTCTATGCATTCCTTGAAAAATATCATTTACAGTATATCTCTTAAGAATACATCCAACATATAGATTATTTACTAAAGCAAAATTTCCGGTTATATCACTATGTAAGGTAAAGGTTGTTTTATTTGACCCTCCGCTTGCAGTTGTTATTTTACAATAAAAGTCCAATTCCGGCACTTTTGTTATGCTTGCTCCACTTCCTAAAAATATATCTTGTGCTACCATTTTATTCTCCCCCTTTCCTAACTAACATACTAGGGAATGCTTAATGCGAATCGTTTTGCCTCTACTGTCAATTTATATCCGAATAACCTCTTTGCTCTATCGTTACTTTCGCTTCTTGAACCAACAAATATTTGATTAAACCTAGAACCATCATTTGCGGTGTAACCTTTACGACCTCGCTCAAGCGTATGACGGGCTATCAAGTATAAAGCCTTTAGCCTATCTTTACCAAAGTTAGCATCCGTTCCTGCTCTTTCATCATGAATGGTTCTTATATGCATTGTAAAAGAATAAGTTTCGTTTCTTACATCATAGTGTATTGTTGGGTATTCTAAATTTTGAGAATCCTCGAAGAATATAATTACATCTTTAGCAGTTAAATCATATCTAACTCCTCTATTCTTATCTAAAGTTCTAACATCAACAAAGTTAGGAGTTCCTGCATGGTCAGCAGTTATCTTTCCTTCACTAATTAAAGTTGTAACAGAAGAACTCCAATTAGAAGAAACTAAATCTATAAGTAAACTTACTTCATCCATTTTTTCATCATCCTTTCAGTTTCTTCATTTATGTATTCTTCTAATTTTTCTTCTGCGAATTGCACTATTTCTTCATCGCTAAAACTAACATCAATGCCTAATATTTCTGATAGTTCCCTTGTAGCCTGTTGTCTTTCTTTTTGTATTTCTATTAGTTCTTGCATTTTAGAAATCAAATTAACAGACAAGTTAATCACTCCAAAAGATAAACCAAGTCACCCTTTCCTTTCAGTATATCCATTGCCTCTTTAGTTAGAATATCATATTTTTCTTTTGTAGATATATTACCGCCAGTTTCAGCAATCATAATTGTTTGGTCATCATGTCGTAATAATTCAGCCGCCACTAACATCGTCGTGGCTTTATGTATAGCCGATGGCACACGACTTGAACCCGCAACATATGTAATAATAATAGAGTTTTGAGTATGATATGGATAATCTCTTAGGAAAAATATTCTACCATCATCCTTAATACTCCAAAAACTTCCTAGTCTTTTCATATCTTGCTTATCAGTAAATGCTTCCGAACTGGACTGTGAGTTCTGCCCTGCTTTATCTGCGAGTATTATTGTGCATCCCGAACCATCCTCTCCTGCTAATAGACTTGAAATATTAATCTTATATCCATTATCTGGGTCAATAGAAGCATAAAAGAAATCACTTATGCTTAAATTGTTTGGAGAAGAAGACCTCTCCTTTTCTCTATTTGCCCCTGTAAATTGTGCAGTATTCGCAGGAAACTCTTCATTAATTAAATGACAAATATCCCTTGCTGTTGTTTTTGCACCAAACCTACTATCGAATGTATTGTGTGCTGACATAGACCCTTCTGCATGATGAAATAAAGTGAAGGTATCTCCGCTATTTGGTAACTGTAGCGTTATGCTTCTAAGGTGTTGAAAGTTGTCGGGGTTTAATGTAATACTTGCTTGGGCTGATGCTAATTCAAGATAACTATTACCTTGCCAAACTTTGAGAGATATAACCTTCTTTAGTTTCATCGTGGCTAATTGTATAAAACCGACATAGCCACCATAATATGCTTGCATTGGATGCCTTACAAATTCAAAATCATGAAATTCATCTTTGTGTATAATAGGTCTGTATGAACGCTTTACTTTATCATCAACAATACCTTCTATATTTTTAATTATCTTACCGACTTGTGCTTGACTAGGATATGTAGAAGATGAAAAGGCAGGAACTTGTAACATATCCGAAACAGCATCTTTGTCTGTGTAATATCCTTTTCCTGTTGAATAATCAACATCAATAGTTGTATAGTCGCTTGGTGATGATGCTATTGCCATATTATTTCCTCTACAATTTTATTACTGCCAACTCTCTTTTTATCTCATTGATGAACTT